CATACTGCTATTAATATTACAGCTGGTAAGAAAGCTCCTGCATTTGCATTTAGTACTGATTTTAATGACGAGCAAGTAAACGAATTTATGTCAGATGTTCAAAAAACGTTTTATGAATTAAATGACGATATGTTTGTTGCAACGTCGAAAGTTATTATTAAGTAATTATGAAATATAGATTTATGATGTTTATTAATTGGTTTAGGTATTTGAAAGAATGGTATGATTATCATACATACGATAAATTTCTAATTGAGTATACAACTAAGCTTGATGGTGCTAAACTTTTAGGTACTGATTTAGATGAATAATATTTTTTCTTTTATAAACGATATTATATTTGGTAAAAAAGGCGACGTTATAGAAAACGTAGAAGATGAAGACCAGTTTAATGGCTATCTAGTTAATAGGTGGGTTAGTATGTATTCACCGGAAAATGCGTCTATTATAAATGAAACAACAAACAAATATTTTAATGTTTTTGATTCAAAAAAAGAATGGTATGAATACCTTGTAAAAATTATACCTAAAGGCTCTCCTGGACGCATCCATTACATAAAAAAGGAGAAGAGAGAAAAAGTAAAAAATTACGATGAAATAGTAAAATTCTTAGCTAAAAGATTTGAAATTTCAAAAAGAGAAGTTCAACAGTATATTGATTCCGGAAAAGTAGATCTATCCAATATTAAAACAGCATTGAAATAAAGGCTTCTAATAATAAGTCTTTGTATGTCTAATGAAATTGGAGCAGGTCCCGGAAATCGAAGACAAAGTATTGATTTATTGGCACCAAAAAAGAGTTTAATTGATTTATCTGTACCTACCGAAGGTTCATTTGATTCTGCAATTGTAGGTTATCAAATGTGTCGTCTTATGGAAGATGTTATTCTTTGTAAGTTCAAAGACGAAACTGAGGACGGTACAGCTTTGATAAGAAACGGTATTCATATTCCACTTAATGTCGATACTAAAGCATGGAGAATTGGTGAAGTTCTCTTAGCTGGTACAAAATGTGAATATGTTAAAGTGGGGGACCATATTTGTTTCCCTAATAACTTAGGAGTACCGATTTCGAATATCGAAGTGCAAGATATTGGCAAAGTTAAAAAGGGTATTTTCTTAAATGAAAGTAGAATTTTTGGTATTGTAAATCCTTTCGATAATAGTGCTAGTAGGTAGATCACAACTTTTAACACTTCTCAAAGATAACGTTTGTGAAGTGAAATTTGTAAGGAGGGTTTTCAAATCTGGAGCACCTCCTACAAGAAGAATGTTGTGTACTAATAGTTTTACTTTGCTTAATAGCGAAAACGGGAGGTTAACTTTGAATTTTAGACCTACATCTAATTTTCAAGATTATAATCCAGCAGTTAAAAATTTAATTATAGTTTGGGATATTTTTATGCAGAACTACAGACAAATTAATTGTGACAATGTAGATTTAATTGAAACTATTCCTGCTAATGATAAGTTCTGGGAATATTATGTCGATAAAATTGAAAATATGACCCAACAAGAGAAGATTAATTTTCAAAATATGTAATGGTCGTTAAACTTATAGAAGAAGTGGAAAAGCAATTCCACAAATTTTTTTTGAACGATATCACTTTTGATATCGATGGAAAGATTATTAAAAAGGGTAAACTTATTAACGTTAGTATTAAAGATTTCTTTCTCGAGTTTAAATTAGAAGTTCAAAAAGGCGGTATAAAGGTTTTTGAAGTACCATATCCATTTGAATTAACAGATCAAACATCCTCTATTGTTTTTAATTACCGTCTTGATAAATTTGTTTTTAACGACATTGTTAGATTAGCAAAAGTAAAGCGTATAAAACCTAAGAAAAATTCTAAGTTTTATGATGTGGTAATGATAATGAAAAAAGTATGAGTTTAAAATATTTTAGCGTTTTTAGTGGTGAGGTATATGATTTACAAGAAGAGTATACAAATTATTTGGATTGTGGTCAATTAAAAATTACTGATGACCCGAAAAATAATTGTAAAAGATGTCATGGAAGAGGGTTCACTGGAAGAAATTCTGAGTCCGGGCACTATGATATGTGTAGGTGCGTTCTTAGAAATGCAGATGATGAGTTATTAGGAGAAATGTCACAACACCAAGTTGAAGATGTAACGCTGCATACTAAAAAATCAGACTTTGACAATATTGTGGAAGATATCTACGAAGCAAACTAGTTGACTGTTTACTGAGTCCATATATAATTGTAGTATATGTTCAGCAAGTATGTTGCAAAATTTCCAAATGGTTACAGTCCGTCCGATCCTCAAGTTGATCTTCTAAAAGAAATTGAAAAGGCATATAATGACGGGTACAAATATGTAATCGTGCAAGCTCCTACTGGTACAGGAAAGAGTTTCATACCTAGAACATTAGGTAATATAAGCGCTAATCCCACGAAGCATTTTAAGCATCTTATTAACTCATATGAAGCATATCGAAAAGACCAACACGGTAATTATATTTTTGAAAAAGATTGCTTAGGTGAGCCTGCATTCGGTACATTTGCTTTAACTATAACAAAGCAATTACAAGATCAATACAAAGCTTTATTTGATGATATTGAGGTGCTGAAAGGCAAACAAAATTATATATGTACTGTAGATGAGTCGTTTGACGTGGATACTGCTCCTTGCATACATACCCCAAAACTTAAAAATGAGTGTTGGGAAAAGAATAGTTGCCCTTATTTTTCAAATAGAAACAATTCGTTATCAAGCCCGTTTGCTGTTGTAAACTATAAAATGTTTATGGCATTACCTCATCATGTTAAACGTAAAAGCTTTTTAGTATGTGATGAGGCATCTGAATTAGAAGAAGAGTTAGTAAGACGGTTTAGCGCTGAAATAGATTATAAACGATTAGATTTATATAATATTGAGCATAGCAAACTTCGATCTGAAAAATACGACATTCAATATAGATGGCTTATAAATTTAATTTTTGTTTTAAGTGAGAAGATAAACGATCTAACTAATAAAAATTCAAGCAAGATAACAGTTTTATCTCTTCCAGAAGCGAACAAACTAAAGTATCTAAAAATGATTCACGGTGATTTAACTACTGTTGAACAGATGTGGCATAAATGTGAGTATGTTGTTGATAACAAAGCGGATAGAGTAAGCTTTACCCCTTTGAAAGTAGATGGGTTAAGCAAGCACATTTTTGATTATGGTGATAATATTTTATTGATGTCTGCAACAATTACAGATCATGAAGCTTATGCTAAAACATTAGGTATTAAAAAGTACAAATACATTGAGTCGCCATCTGCATTTGATCCTAAAAAATCTCCTGTATATCTTACAAAGCAACCTGTATTAAATTATCAAAATCTACAGAAAAATTTACCAATACTAGCTAGAAATATTCAAGCTTTGTGCGATAATCATGCAGATGAAAAGGGTATTATACATACACACTCATTAGAGATATGCAATTATCTTAAAAATAAATTAGTAGGTGAAAGATTTTTGTTTAGAGAACAAACAGCAACAAATGAAAAAATACTTAGTGAACATTTTAGAACATCTAAACCTACTGTATTGGTATCACCTTCACTAACTTTTGGTACCGATTTAAACGGTGAAAAAGGCAGATTTCAAATTATAGTAAAAACACCATACCCTCCTTTATCAAACAAACGAATTAAGAAAATGTTTGATTCAGATAAGCAATGGTATAGTAATAAAGCTTTGTGTGCATTAGTACAGACATCAGGTAGGTGTACAAGGTCAAAAGTTGATTATGCTGTTACGTATGTTCTTGATGGTAAAGCAAGATCTCTAATATCACAAAACAAATCAAAGCTACCCAAACATTTTATTGAACGTTTAGTCTGAATAAATAATAGTAATGCGCTGGAAATCAAATTATTTCGAAATTCAGGATTTAATTATTCAATTTGCGAATGCTTTTGATTCTATAGTTATAGGCAGATATAATAAAAATAGAGTTCAAAAAGACAGAATATTTGTAAGGTATCTTTACGCACCAAAGCAACGTGTTTTATATGATATTGTAAACAAAGCAAAAACAATTACGTTACCTGTTGTAGCTATTAGCATTAATAGCATGACCAGAGACAATGATAGGGTTTTCAATAAACTTCCTGCAGTTGGACAGACAGGATCTGGAAACGCGTTATATTATCAAGACCAATTTTCTCATGAAAAGTATAACATGCCAACACCGGTAAACATATCTGTAAACTTTTCTATCATAACACGTTACCAAATGGATATGGATCAAATTCTTAGCAATTTTATTCCTTATACAAACCCTTATATTATTATAAGTTGGCCTGTTCCAAAAGATTTGGTCAATTTAATTGGACCTCAGGAAATAAGAAGTGAGGTTTTATGGGATGGTAATATTAATTTACAATACCCTCTAGAATTAAGAGCTGGGGATAAAGCACGAGTTACAGCAGATACTTCATTCACTATTAAAGGGTGGATATTTCCTGCATCAGAAAAAGCTATTGATAATATCTATAAAGTTACCACGAACTGGTTCCCGGTCAGCGGGACGAGAGGTACGGGCACGAAGCTTACAAGCGACAATTACCCATCACTAAGTGCAGAGTTATCTGGAACACCTGGTAGTGATGTAATTACCGTTTCAGCGTTCCCAGATGAGATAGAAGTTTTTAGGAGCCAGCAAGTGCAATGATGAAAAAACGCGTACCATTAATGGCAAATGCAACCAGTTTATCTGGAGAAAGTAGACTTATATACAGTGAAGAACCTACTTCGTTTACTTTTCTTTCCCCTTGGTTGAAGAGCGCAGAAGGTACGGACGGGTTACAAAAATATTATCAGGTATTTTTAAGCGCTGCTGATACTGATAATTTTTGGAGCGGTACTAGTACCCTTTCTTCTACCCCTTTAAGCAGTGTTGATTATTTTGGTCAAAATAACTCTCTTTCAGCAAGATTTCCTGCATTTAGTGGGTATAATGTTGAAGATTTTGGAGGGCAAGTAGAAAGAAACGATGCTACACAACAAATAAAGGTTAACATTTCTGCTCTATCAGCGGCAGCAACCGGTCACTTTCAATTTATAATAACTGCTCCGGGTGGGTTAGTAATTTTTCCTGCTATTCAATACGGTCCAAATGCAAAACCGGGTGCACCTGCTTATTATATCCAAAGCAATTCAGTACCTATTACGCCTACACCTACACAAACATATACAGCAACCTTGACCCAGACCCAGACTATAACACCAACATGTACAAGAAATCTTACAGTCACACGAACACCAACGGAATCACGAACACCTACTCAAACACAAACTGTTACACAAACAGCTAGTGTTGGTACAACGAAAACACCAACTCAAACACCAACACAAACAAGAACAACTACACAATCATCAACACAAACAAGAACACCAACTTGGACAAGAACACCAAGTCAAACAAGATCACAAACACCAACTAGAACCGTGTCACCATCACAAACCCGCACCGTTACAAGAACAACCACACAAACCAGAACATCCACACAGACACCTACGCCTACACCAACACCAACACGCACTAAAACACAGACACCAACACAAACTCGGACACAAACTCAGACTCGAACACAACAAGGTTCACCAACCCGTACACCTTCTAGAACACTTACTCAATCACCAACTATTACTAAATCTAACACTGCTACCCCGCTCGCTACCGTTACTCAAACCCAAACTCCTACTCCGACACAGACACCAACTAGAACCCAGACACCGACACAGACAATTACAAGAACACGCACCCAAACGCCGACTAGGACCCAGACTAGTACAAATACACAAACACAAACACAGACGCAAACAAAAACACCAACTTGGACAAGAACTAGGACCCAGACACCTACTCAAACCAGAACTCAGACACCTACTCAAACAAAAACTTGGACACAAACAATTACACAAACAAAAACTATAACACAATCACCAACACAAACACCTACACCAACCGGTTGATCTAAATGCATAATCATTGACCATTAGTTGTAGCGAATAAATAATAGTGTGGCAGATATACCTACCTTCAGAGATTTAATTAGAACCACTAATCCTGGCCCTAGACTCGGCTCTGAATGGGCAAAAGTTAACGTTGTCGGTAGTTCTATACCGGCTTCCCCAACACCCACACCAACATTTACACCTACTACTACTTTAACTAAAAGTGAAACACCGAGTATAACACAAACTAAAACCATAACCTATACCCCATCACCGACTTATACAAGAACTCAAACACCGACGAGAACAACGAGTCCTGATGTAACAGCAACAAAAACATTAACAGTTACTCAGTCACAAACCCAAACACCTACCCAATCGGCAACACCTACCCAGACTAGAACACAAACACCAACGCAGACTAGAACAGCTACTCAAACACAAACTATAACGCTTTCTATTACAGATTCACCGGGAGCGACCCCGACACAAACAGCGACAAGCACCCAAACACCAACACCAACTAGAACGTCGTCTCAAACACCAACTAGAACCGTATCACCAACAATTACAACATCTATTACAGATAATGCAACACCTACACCAACAAGCACAAAAACACAAACACCGACACAATCAAGAACCAAAACACAAACACCTACTAGATCTAAACCTAATGTATCACCTACCCCGACATATACAAAGACAAGAACAAAAACACAAACAAGAACGGTGACTAAATCTATAACGGTGTCGATATCAGAATCAGGATAATTAAATGGCTAAAGACGAATTAATTCAAGAGGGTAAAGGCAATCAAGGAACGTTTGGACGTTCTTTAATGAAATATGTTCAAAGTAGGTTACCTTACCAGTCCTACGAGACATTAGATACCCTAGCCGACGTAAACCCAAAATATAGACTTTTTCAAAATCAAGGTAGTAAAAGAGAAGATGCATTACAAAGACAATCTATTTCGTCATCAACCATTATTAACAATAATGCTGTTGGTGATATTGCAATGGATAAAGGGTTTCAAGACTTCATGTATGCTAACATCCAGCAGGATAAAGCAGCAAGAATAAGAGACTATAGAGTAATGGCAGCATTTGCAGAAGTTGGGGATGCTCTAGATGAAATTTGCGATGAAATAATAAACACCGATAACGAAGGAAGAATAGTTACGTTATCTTTTAGAGATAGAGAATTTAAACCACACGAACAAAAACAAATACAAGGAGAATTTCAAAAGTTTGTTCAATATTTTGATTTAGAACATAATGGTTGGGAATATTTTA